CAACTTGAATTTTAATGTCATTTAATTTTTCTGTGGTTAAATTTCCAGATACATCAACATCGTTTATAAACTGTGTAAAATCTGAAAATGTATTTTCAGACATTATTAAAATCCTCCAAAGTTTGCAAAGGCATCTTGAAGTCCACTTTCAATGGCACCAGTGTCTATATTACCTGCTATATCCTTCAATTGTTTTGATGCGTCTTTTGCTAAATCCTGTGCTTGATCAGCTAAACTATCAAATGCACCACCAGTAAATGCTGCTTCAATTTTATCTAGACCAACTTGTGTTCCACGAAATGCAAGTCCACCAAAAGTAACATCTCTTGGTGCTAAGTTATTATATAATGCATTTGTACCTAAGTTTGGTGTATCAAAGAATATACTTTGTTTACCAGTTATCTTGACGTTTTTCTTTGATAAGATATCAATATTTTCATCTGCATCTATAATGATATTACTACCCTTAATTTTGACATCACCACTTTTCATAGCAGTGATAGTAACATCACCATTTTTACCTATTATGTTTATACATGCTGCTTCACCAGATTTCTTCACACCACCAGTAATCGTAATGCACTCATCATTCAGAATATTGTAGTCACCACCCTCTGACATTCCTAAGAAACTAGTGGTTCCACTATCACCCTCTGCAATAAGGGCATATACAGTTGAACCATTATCTCCTAACTCAGGATTTCCAGTATCAATTCTAAGTCTTCCAAAAGACTCATACTGTCTCCCTTGCCAATTTTGTAAGTCTGGATTTTCTGCCATTTATTACTCTCTAGTATGAATATTTATTAGTAACCGTAACCACCACCGCCACCTCCACTGCTAGGTGGTGGTGAACTAGGTGGACTAGATGGAGTTGATGAACCACCTCCACCACCTGATGATGTGTCAGAACTTGTTGATGGGGGTGTTGGTGTTGTATCCTGATAAGTCACAGAACCATCACCCATTGAACTATCAGTCATAGGTGCGGTGTCTGATGTTGGGGTTGGAGTTTCATTTGGTGTATATGTTACTGCTCCATCTGCTGCGATAGTTTGGAATTGTGATGATAGTCCTCCTATCACAGCGTTTTTACCTTTACTCTCTGCAGGTGTATCATAAATGATAGCATGAGGTGATGTTGTGTGAGCAACTCCCACCATCTTAACTCCTCTTGTAGGATGAACATGAAACGGACCATAATATGGTTCACCATTTACATAACCTACAATACCATCACGAGGTGTAATACAATCAATAATCTGTTTAATTTCTCCTTGATAACTTGGTCTAGGAGCTATTTGTGGTTTAATTATAGCACCAAATCCTGTTTCTGTCTCAATGTTTAATTGCGGAATACCTGTGACAGGAATAATATTTTGTATTCTTGGATTAGGTGGTATTACGTTTAATATACGTCCGTCTTCATCTAAAAATTTAATATACTCATTACCAGCATTATCAGTAATAACATCTTCTTGCTTATATCCTTCACCAGAATTTACCACTACAACATGATCAATTGAAAATTCATTTGTTGCAGTAGAGTTTTCAATGACAGGATAATTTTCACCAGGTGAAATGATAACAATATCCGTGACTTGTTGATATGTTGGCGAACTCTTATCGTAATCTATAATTGCCCTAGCAACAGCACCATATCCATTATTACAAGTATCCGTTACTTCAACTATTGGTGGTACTGTATAATTTTTACCAGGATTTACTAATTGCACACCAATAAGACTACCTGTTTGTTCTGCGAAAGTATCACCAACTAAAGCACCAATTATCGGTCTAGCATCTACTCCTGAACCATCAGCACCAAAAACATTTACCTTAACACCCTTACAATTAAGTGGAGGACCTGTGTAACATTCTCCTAGAGAACTACTAAACCCTTCAGTGCTTACATTTGGATTCATAAAATCAAAGGCACCGACATCTGATATTAAATTACCAAGTAAACCACCAGCACCTGACGTACCACCAACAGCACCTGCTGCTTCCTGAACTTCTTTTGCTATATTAGCAACCTTCATTATTGTTTCACCTGCCACACCTGGCACGTTTGCTGCACCCTTACCTAATTGCCAGAAATTTGATTCTTTTGCTACATCTGCTGGAATTACACACTTTAGTGCCTCTGACATTCCAAGTAAACCTTCTGCTTTACCTCTTAAATTATTAACCATATCAAATCCACCAAGAATCTTACTTACACCACCTAACGCTCCACCCAATTCACTTTCTAATCCACCAATAATTTTATTGAATATTGCACCTGTCATCTGATCACCAATACATTCTGTAAAATTTTCTACATTATCTAACATAGGTGTAAGTAAATCAGATATGGAACCTAACATACTATCACCAATCTTTTGTGTTGCACATGGTAACTTATCTTGTAAATTCTTTATCGGACCTATCATTGCTGCCTGTGCAGCTGTTCCTGCCTTTTTTGCGATAGAACTACTCTTTGTTGCTGCTAAAACTTTACCAAATACATCTTTATACAAATTACCTAGACCACCGTTTAATGCTGGTGCAAGATCTTTATATGTAGTTTTTACCATGTCACCAATAAGACCATTAGATAAACCCTTCATCTTCTTAGATGTTTCACTTATTATTTTTGCCTTCATTGGACCAGTCGCATTCTTGACATCGTTTATGGCATTTTTCATTTCGTTTTTCATCTCTTGTACTTCAGACGAACCTGCAAACGAAATTACAGTACCAATAGCAGTAGATACAGACTTCTCTACTTCACCTGTTATTTCCTCTAATTTTTTTAATTTTTTCTCATCTAATTGTCTTGGAGACTTTTGATTTTTCTTTCCTGATTGCCCTCCATCTTCGTTTTTTGTTAATATATTGCCAGGTTTATTTTTACTTGTATATCCTGAGAAAGGTTCAAATGGATTAGTATATTTACCTTTACCACCAAATTTTTCCCCAGTAGATGCAAACAAACCAAATATAACTGGTAGCTGTGCATCATCACCATCTAAGAAAAATCCCAATACAGTATCACCAGGCGAAATACGAAGTGATCTTGAACGACCACCTTTTCCTGAACCACCCTGCGGTGAGAGAAGGACTTGTGCCCAAGGCAAATCTTCATTTGGTAACTCTGTTTCATCTGCAGGATGATAACCATAGATACGAACTTTGACCCTTGCACCCCAAGCTTTTCCAATCTGATTGATTTGCTTGCCTTGTGCTTTCTCAGGGGCAACTTGACCTATCCACCAGCGGAATCCATCTTTACCTATAAAATTTGTTTTTAGTAAACTATTTTCTATCATTTTCTTCCAAATGTATCTCTTACTAATTTAAGTTTCGTATATGAACCTGAACCATCAAAATAGTGACATAATTCCTTCACCATATATAGACCGCTTTGTTCAGGATCAGGTTCTTTTCTCTTCTCTTTATCAATTCTTGGAAACTCAAATCTCATAATAGTTCCAGCGACGATATTTGTATTTAATGGAATAAGGGTATCAATTACTTGTGTATGAAATAATTGATTATATCTCATCATGGATTGAGCATGAATCTTTGCTGGATCAGCATTTCTAGTTGCAGCATCATCCCAACCTTTATCATCAGCATCTCTTTCAATTGTTCCAATGTCTAACATCGCTGTAAATATTCTACTTGGCAGATCACCAATATCTTTCTGTTCTTTCTTACCAAACTTAAAAAATTTAATAAGTTTATCACCTAACGTAGGTGTAGTATTAACATAATCACCTGCCTTAAATACACGATTATAATTTGGTTTGAAAGATACTGGGTTGATATAATATCTTACACTTGCATATGCACCTCTTTCTAACTTACCTATTAAATCTTGATTAAAGTTTGTGGAGTATTCTAAAATCTTAAAATCTTTATTAGGATCATCTTTGTTAACTATACCAGGTGCATATGTATAATCATTTTCATAAGGTTCATCTGTTATTAAGGTATCAATCGCTCTAAAATTAAATCCATCTTGAGTCTCAAAGAAAAGATATCCTGCAGTTGCATCCTTTTTCATCTTTGCGGATACAGATTTTCCAGCTAACCAAGTTATAACATTGAAAGGTTTTTTCATATTACCAATGAAACCATATGGATTTTGGGTTTCATCAATTTTATTAATTTTATCAGGTGATTTAAGATAATTTTTTAATATATCTTTTACTGAATCAGATATCTTTTGAGATGAAGGGAATTTTTTTCCTACTCTAGATGTCTCATTTGACAATGCTTCCCTAGAGACTAGATTAAGTGTAAATGTTTCAGACTGTGCTTCTAGTATAACGTTTGTGATAGACGCAACATAAAAATGTCTTTCTTCCTCTTCAGCAAAATCAAGTCCATTGTTTGTTTCAGAATTACCAGCGATTTTAATGATTACTTTTTCACCTCCTCTTAATGGAAGACCATTATATATTCCTGTTAACACACCTTCATCATTTTCTATAGCATTACCAGTGGTTGTTACAACAGCTCTGGCAGTTAGATAGGGTGATAATAAATTCTCAAAATAAGAAAATGATATAACACCTGCTGAAATATCAGCATCCTTTCCTTCAGGAGTTACAACTAAAAATTGTTCGTATATCGATGTGTCTAGTGCTGCCATTATTTTCCAAGTATAACTGATTGAATTTTTTTCATAATATTACTCTGATTATTTCTATTTACCAGACCATTAAAATTAATTTTTCCATCCCCACCACTGGTCATCGTTCCCGAACCAGAATTCATCTCAACTGGAACCTCTCTCACTATGATTGTTGTTTTTGGTTTTTTCCTTCCTTTCACATCACCCCTTTCCGTCTTCTGAACTGTTATATCACTAGCTGGCATTCCCATAATACCCTCCTCATTTAATTTTGCTATTTTTTCATTTAAGTCATTAAACACATCATCTAAGTTTTTAGTTGGTTTTTGATTCAATCCCTCTTTTACTTTTCCTACCAATTTTTGCTCTGCAGTGTCTCTACTATCAACACCAGCAACTTGTGGTTGTTCAACCACTGTTTTCTTTTCTGGATCATACCCAAATATATTTTTAAGAAATTTGTTTATTTTACCAGTTAACGATTTACCCTCTTCATTCTCATCTGCTCCTTGCTGTGTCTCTATATTCTTCTCTACATTCAATTGATCTTTGGTTTGTAATGTTTTTTCACCCTTTATGGTGCTATTAATTCCTTGAATAAATTCACCCTCTTCTTTCTTTGTACTCTGACGATCATTTTGCTTATCCTCTGATGATGGTTCTCCTGTTGATGCCCCTACATTCGTAAATTCTTTTTCCTGCTCCTTCTCTTTCGCCAATCTTTTATTTTTATCCTCCTCTGATTCATTCTGTTCTTTCCCTTTTTGTTCCTCTTCAGCAGCTACATCCTCTGGTTTTATGATATCTTGATCTTCATCTATATTAAAATCACGAAGACCAAAATTACCTGGTTCACTAAAGATCAAACCACCTTGAGTTAAATCATCATCTAATAATCTAATACCACTTGTAGTATCCTCTATCTGTTTTAGATTCTTTTGATATTCTTGCTCAAAATCAACACCTCTTATTCTATCAATCGCTGTCGATATTCCCTCTTGAATATCAACTAAAAAATTAGATATACCATCTGTAAAAAATCTCAATACAGATAATAGTTTACCTATTAATCCAAATAATCCTTGCAATCTTTTTATTATTACAGGTAATTGAAATACAAAAAATCCTAATAAAGTAACTGCGAAGAAATCAATTACTCTTCCTAAAAATCCCTTTGTGCTATTTGCTACAAGGGAACCTGTTCTTTTTGCTACTCCTGTTACACCTGATGCTTCTAACTCATCTTCTCTGTCCTTTCTTCTAACATTTTCTCTCCTCTTCTCAAAATATTCATTATCATTACGAACTAATCTATTTTTAAATCTATTTTGTTCTCTTGTTTGTCCAATTATTTCTGAAGCAGTATTTTGTGCCTTTTTTAATCCATCCGTAAAGGAATTAGTAGATTTTCTTATCGATTCTATACTAATCGAAGAACTTAAAGCTGATTTTCTCCTTTTTTCTATCGACATAATTAGAACATATTAAACTCTGATTCAGAATATGCTACAAATTTATTTTGAGCATCTGATGAAAATATATTAGGTAATGACACATCAGCACCTTTTGATGAAGTTGCTGGTCCGCCACTTGGATCACCAGATGAGTTATTTCCACTGAGGGGGAAATTTAAAAATTGAGGTGTATCACTTCCTTCTTCGGAAATTGTTTGTGCTATTTCTTTATTATTATTTGCTTTAGGTGTTATCAATTCAGAGTCATTAGATGTGCTTGCTGTCACTGCACTGAAGTCGTTTTCATTATTTTGTGTTTGGACACCATCTGTTTCTCCATCTCCAGTAGGTTTTTCTACATTATTCGCACCTGTTATACTATCGACTATACCTGCAAATGTCTCAGGTAATAAAAATGAAGCTCCTAATCCTACAATACCACCAACAACTGTGCCAAGAGGACCACCAATAAGTGTTCCAACTTTAGCACCTATGATTGAAGATGCAATATATCCACCAGCACTTGCAGTTGCACCTGAACCTGCTTGCACCACGTTTTGACCCTCTCCAAGTCTACCTGCGAAATCAAAAGCAGCAAAAATAGGTACTATAGCTTTATTTAAGATACCTAAAGGACCTAAACCTTTTCCTCCTGCAGGAGGTGTGCCTGGTTTACCTTTTTTAAAGAAACGCCCAATAATCGGGACACTTGCGAGAGCAGTACCTACTGCAATAAATGGTTGTTTTATTAAATTTACTACAGCATTAGGTGCTTTTTTTACTAGATTACTAAATCCATTAGCCAGTACCTTTCTAAAATTGGCTATATTGAGTCTAATAAAATTAGCAACTGCAGTGAATGGATTTCTTAATATAGAACCAACTCTAATTCTTAATGCCTTTGCAGCAAGAAATGATAAACCAGCAAATATTTTCCCTATACCAACTTTGAATAATAATACAATACTTCCTGCAAATAATAAATCTGATAAGAATTTTCGCTTAAATTGAGATAGTGCTTCTTGATTTCCCTCAGCCTTTAACTTAAAAAATTGTAGAACCTTATCAGTTAACCATCCAGCAGCGATAGCAAATAAAAATGATTGGAATCTTGATAATATACCTTGTGCCTTCGATGCTATTCTTTGTACTGGAAACAATAATGCATTTTGTATTTTTGCTTCTAATGCACTTTCCTTTCCTTCTCTTAAACCTTGTTCTGCTAATATCGCTTCTCTTCTTTGTTTTGCTGCTTCTCTCTGTCTCTCTAATTGATCACTTACTGCCAAATTATCTTTTATTATATTAAGTGAATTACTTAATGTTAATATAGAACCATTTATTAGTGCTAATTGACTAGAAACTGTAGATAATGTTAATGAATTTTGTGTTAGTAATTGTGTCGTCTGAGGATCTGGTTGAGGTGGTGGGGGAACAGCACGACCAGTAAAGATACCAGAAGATACACTTCTTCTAATACCTCTAATGCCTCCTGCTATTGGTGATACTAAACCTTGCTCATCCATTACGTTCTTGTTGTGCTTTTAGATTTTCCTCTTCAATGTACTGCTGTAATAGAGCCACATAAATTTCTCTCTCCCACGGTATCATATTCTCAAGTTCTGTTAAGCTATATTTATGATGTTGCATTAAGGCAAAATTTAATTTGTAGTATGACGCAAGATCTTCATGTGCCATACTTACCCGAAAAAATTCTGTAACCCCTCTAAAATAACATCACTTTCAACACCAGTATTTGGATTTTTGACCTTAACTTTATGAGATAATTTAGGCATCGTTGAGAAGAAGTTCTCTACCTGCTTGAATTGCGATGAATTCAATTGTTCAACAAATTCAGTTAATTCTTCAGCAGTACATTCAGAAGAATTCCATGATTCATCTTCAGAATATACTTGATCAATACATGATGCAATTAAATCAAACGTATCATCAACATTCATATTATCAACACTGAAATTAGTTTTGATAAATTCATTGAGAGATGGGTACTTCATTCTTAAAGTAAATTCATCATCTAACTTAATATCAGATTTATGGTTCCGATCTTTCTTAACTTTGATACTATCAATGTTAATAGATTTGGGAACTTGTGTCTTTCCATCATCAGGACAAGTAACCATAACTTCAATCTGTTCTCCAACAGATTTTCCTCGAACATTCAAGAAAAGATATTCGATATCAAAGGTTGATAATTTTTCTACCTTTATTCCTTTTGATAATATACATTTAGCAATAACATCTTTCACCGCATTTGCAATTTGCTTTGTATCTTGTGTCTCCATCGCAATTATCAAAATCTTTTCCTCTTTTACAAGGAAAGGTCTGTATTTAATTTTTTTATTTGATGAAGGCAGAGTCAACTCATAAGTCGGTGTTGATATCTGTGGTAATGGCATAATAATTTTTACACTTCAGTGTCATTATTTATAGGGGTTAGGGGAGTGTTATCTTATCGTACCACCATTTATGAATGGTATTCCCCCTTTATTTTGTGTGGTAGTAGTGATTGTATCACCAAAATCACTAATTTTAGTTAAAGCAAACTGATCTGAATTAAGGATTGGTATTCCTGTCATTACCTGACTTAATTTGTTAGCATCATTATAAGGGATACCCTCACCATTGTCAGCTAAAAATCCTGAGTCTGATTTATTATTAAATGCCTTTCCTAATAATCTTGCGAGTGATGATGACTCACCACAAACATACCTGTCAAAACTAAACGATGCACTTACTTTTAATACTTGCGAACCATTATAATTAACACCGACTGAATTAATAGACAAGGGAAATAAACCAATGAATCTATATTCTAGGAATCTATTATAATCTCTCTCAAATTTAACAACTCTTGTTTCATTTGTTTTGTAATCCTCTGGATATCTCATCTGGAAGTGATAAGTATCTCCTGATGGATCTCCTGATGAAGCACCAGCAATATATTCAATCCAGTGTTCCAAGAATTTCATAGATTTATATCTATTATCAACATAGAATTGAAAATTTATTTGTGTAAAATTTCTAGTGTGAGCAAATCTTTCAATTACTCCCTGATAATCTCCAGCAGTGTTTATAGATGCTAGGGCACTGCCAGGTAAGACTGCATCACTACATAGCAAACCTACATCATCAACTATAAATCTATCATTTATACCTTTTTTTCTGAGATATCTTCTTAAACTACTATTAGGCAACGCAAATTTAACTAAAAAATGTGATGTCTGTGCTACATTCTGTATTTTAGGTAATATATCTGATATTTGTCTTGGTCTTGGTGCTGGCACTCTAAATAAAATTACATATCATATGTATTTAGATGTCTTATAAGGGAAAATATTATCCCTCTTATCCTAGTAAATATAAAGGTGATCCGACAAACATCATCTATAGATCACTCTGGGAGAGAAAGTTTATGGTGTATTGTGATAAAAATGAATCTATATTAGAATGGGCAAGTGAAGAAATTGCAATACCATATCGCTCACCAGTTGATAATCGTGTGCATCGTTACTTTCCAGATTTTTATATGAAAGTCAAAGAAAGAAATGGTAAGATAAGAAGATATGTAATTGAAGTAAAACCAGCGAAGCAAACAAAACCACCAGTCAAACCAAAAAGACAGACGAAAGGATATATTCGTGAAGCGTATGAATATGCAAAGAACCAAGCGAAATGGAAAATGGCACGGGAGTTTTGTGCTGACCGTCAGTGGGAGTTCAAGGTTGTTACAGAAAAAGAGTTAGGAATATGAGTCGCATCGACCCCATAATGAAAAATCTCATCGGAACAGAAGACCCCGATGATTTAGCACAAGAAATCTTAGGTGTATTAACTGAGGGTAGCAATGTGCCAGAGGAAGGAAACTTCTATGTATTTGTATACAGACCAAAAACTCCAAACATCAGATATGATGCACACCCTCTTGTTGCAGTTACTGATGTTTTTCAATGGGGGTTTAGGGGAATAAATTTTCATTGGGGAGAAATGAGACAATATACATTTCCAGAAGTGGTGGGTGGATTATATAAAGTTGATGAAATGGAACTTAGAGATTTGAGAACAATTCCATTTGGCAGAATACGTCTAAATAGTTGATAAAGAAGAAAAAAAATATAGATGGCTCTTAACATCAACACTCCAAAAGATTTATTATCAAACACTAAAAGCCCATTTCTCGGAACTTTTAGTGAGGATTCTGGTTCTAGTACATCATTTCAAGATGATATTAAAGCTGGGCAAAAATTAAACCTTAGTTCTTCTCTGGCAGAAAAAATAGCAAAAAGAGAGAAGCGAAAGAGAGTTTTATCTGACACTGGGATTATGATGTCATATCCCGTAGCTAGAGGTGGCAGTGAAAATACAGGAGATACCTTTTTAATTAAATGCTTAGAATATGTGGCACCAAAGAAGGGCATGGGATTAAATGTTAAAGTTAATGGATTAATCGAAGAGAATAAAAAAACAGGAGAACAAAGACTAATAACAAAGGATAGAAGAAAAGCCGTACTAGCATCTGATAATTACAGTGCTGAAGAAAAAGAAAATTATAAGAAGATGAATATGAAAGTTGATTTTAAGAATGGCAATCAGAGAATGACTGAAAATCAGAAAATAAAATATTATATTGAATTACCAGCACCACAAGAAATAAATGATTCTAACTCTGTAACATGGGGAGAAGATACCTTAAATGCTCTAGAGTTAGCAGGTTTAGCAGTAGCACAACAGGCTATGACAGATCCAAAACAAGGATTTGATATAGCACGAGCAGGTGTCCAAGAATTAGCA